GTACAGGATGCCTTCTGTTGGATGGTATCAAACCTACAGAGTGAATGGTGAATGGCATATAAATATGGTGGATGAGATTATTCATAAGACAAATGTAAAAACAGATGAGCTTGTAGAAATGATTAAAGCAAAACCTTATAGAGTTATCAAATATTATGGTGATCCAGCAGGATTACAAGCATCAAGTCAATCAGGAGTAGGAGATATAGAAATTTTTAGACAAAGAGGTATAGCTGTAAACACAATTACAGATAAAGCATCAAGAAGTATATCTGCTGGTGTTAATCATCTTAGAAGTTTTATAGAAAATGCTAATGGAGAAAGATATTTGCATTTAAACAATAATTGTATGGGCATGGCAGAAGATTTAGAAAGTTATAGATACCCTGAAGCAAAAGATGGTAAAGAATTAAAACCTGAACCACTAAAAGATGGTTATCACGATCATGGGTGCGACCAATTAAGATATTTTTTTATAAACCATTTTCCAATTAAAAATAGAGAAATTAAAGTGAGGAAACGATGATATATCAAGAAACAAATGTAATAGAAGAGAGTTTAAAAGAATTAAAAATTTATAATCATAACAAAAGAGAGAATTATGTTAATAAGTTGTTAGATTATTATAATGGTAATGATACTTCTTCTTATATAGCAGGAAGATTTGATTTAGATGCTTTTAGAGAAGTTCCTCCTTATGAAGCCAATATAACTAAAAAGTTTATTAACAAAATGTCAAGAATCTACACAATAGGTGCAAGTAGAAATATTAATAAAAAATATAATGGTTTATCTGTTTTAAAAGATTCTAAAATGAAGCATATAGAAAGAATGACAAGATTAATTGGAAGTATTGCTACAAGAATAATGTTTGTAGATGGTGAAATGCCTTACTTTGATTATCAACCTATTTATTATTTCCATCCTTTCTTTGGAAATGACCCATTTAAACCTATAGCATTAACATATCCTCTAATGAATTACACAATTGACTCTTCAAATACAAATAAATCACAATATATACATTGGAACAATGTAGAATATATAATATTTGATGAAGATGGTAATATTTTGGCACAACAAGAGCATGGATATGGTATTTTACCTTTTGCATTTACTCATAGAGAACATCAGTGTGATTCTTTTTATGTTGAAGGTGCAAATGATATATGTAATGCTAATGAACATATTAATATTACAATGACAGAGATGCAATTAGGTTTAAGATTTCAAATGTTTGGACAACCTGTAGTTTCAGGTGCTGATCTTGGTAATAAACAAAGATTTGGTTCTGATGTTATACTTGAACTACCTTCTGATGCTAATTATGATATTAAATCACCAGCAGGTGATATAGATAAAGTAATTGAGAATGTTAAGTTCCAAATGGAGCTTGTAGCACAAAATAATCATTTATATGTGCAATTTGCTCAAGATGGGGGTGAAACACCAAGTGGTATAGCCTTAAAAATTAAGGATTTGGAAAGTTTTGAAGATTATCAAGATGATTTAGCTTTATGGACAAGATACGAGCATGAGTTCTATCAAGTAGAAAAAAACATTGCAAAAGTCGTTAATATTTCGTTACCAAATGCATTAAAAGTAGATTTTAACGAACCTGACTACCCAATGACAGTTCAAGATCAAATACTTTTGGATAACCACAGATTATCATTAAATTTAGTATCACCAGCAGAATTAATGGTTGAATATAACAAAGATTTAACACTCCAGGAAGCAGAGAAAAAAATTGGAACAAATAAACAAAAAAACAAAAAACAATCAATATTTAGTCAAGCTCGTGAAACGATTGAAAGTCCTGAAGGACTTCAAACCGAGCCTACCGAAGAGTAAAATTGAAGATATAATAGAAAATCCTGAAGAATGGGCTGAACAATATGCTCAATTTGTATTAGAAACAGAGGGTAAAAGAATTTTACAGGCTAAAAAATTTGGAAAAGAGTTTGCAGAGTCATTATTAGAGGGTTCAGATGATTAGTACAGGTATTAAAAAAATAAGAATAGAGTTTGATTTAGACCCATTAGAGAAAAAACTCAAAAGTAGCCCTGATAATTTTTTATTTACAAAAGAATTGAAAGCAGAATTGTACCCATCTATAGCAGAAGCAGCTAAAAAGAAAATTAACGATGGTAGAGCAGGAAGAAAGTTAAAACCATCAACTATAGAGATAAGACAAAAAAGAGGTAACCCTCCTGGGCCACAATTAAAAGAAACAGGTAATTTAGTTAAAAATTTAATAGGCAAAAAAGATGGATTATATGCTAATGCTCAAAATAAAAAGGAAGAATACTATTCACACTACCATTTAGAAGGTTATACTGTTCAAAAAGATGAAAAAAACAAATTTACACGAAGATGGAAGAAAAACCATAAAGTACCACGAAGAAACTTTTTACCTATGAAAGAAAAATTAATATTAACAGATAAAGCTAAAAGTATTTTAATAAAACAAATAAATAACCTAATTGTAAAAAAGGGTGGATAGGAGATGGCTGATGAAGAAAGAATTAACCAAGAAGAACTTGAAGAAGAAGACCAAGCCATCTTTGCCTATGCTGCTTTCGGAATATCTTTTGCTATTGATGGATTTGCTCAAGAAATTAGATCAGAAATTAGAAAACTTAGAGCAGCAGGAATTACAGATGGAGAAATTGGAAGAATCCTTGCCTCCGACCTTCAATCAGGGGGTAGAATCTTTGGAGGTTTTAGAAATTCCATTAAGCGAGGAGTTGTATCAGGAGTTATGCAAGCTCACAGGGTCGGACAGGATAGAATTTATGGGGATAGCCTAAAAATGAAGTGGGTAAGTGTTGGTTCACCTAATATATGTGATGATTGCCAAGAAAGAATAGGTAGAATTGAAGAATGGGATATTTGGGAGAGTTTAGGATTACCAGCAAGTGGTTTTTCAGTATGTAAAGAGTCTTGTTATTGCCAATTAATACCTATAACCTACCCTATATCAGATAGAGTTGTTGTATAATGGATATTTTAGCAGTTATGGAACAATTTGGTGTACCAGTTGCGATGACAATAGCATTTGGATTTTTTATATGGAGGCAAAACAAATTTATACAAGAAACTCTAATGAATGAGCTTGACCAGGATTTTAAAAGGCTTGAAGGCATTATAGTTAAACTAATAGATCAGCAAAAGAAAGTACAAATGGAACAGCAACGACTTAATGGGGTGTTTAGAGCTATGGTGGAGATTATAGCAAGACTATCAGGCAATGGACTTAAAGATAAATTTATGAGAATGATGGAGAAAAACAATGATTGATAAGAAAATATCTATAGGATCAATATTAACTATACTAACAGCTGCTACAACTGTAGTTTATATGCATGGTGCTAATACTACTAAATTAGAAACTATTGAAACTGAGCAAGTAAAGGTTGTTAAAAGAGTTGAGAAGAATGAATCAGATATAGTTAATTTAAAGGTTGGTGTGGCTAAGATAGAAACACAATTAGATGATAGATTCGATAGAATTGAAGAATTATTGTTTGAAATTAGCGATTAGTTTTTTCAGCAGCTATAATTTGGTCTTTCCACTCTTTTCTTTGCCCTGGTGTTGGTCTTTTTGACTTTAAAGGTTCTATTCCTGCTTTTTTAGCCCTTTTCCTCCAGTCATACCACTTTTTCTGCTTCCTATTATACTCTTCCCTTTTTATCTCGTCTTTAATACTTCTGTTTATAGACTTTTTCTCTTTAGTTATTCTTTTTTGTTGGTTTTCTTCATTCCTGGGTGGTAAATCATTATAATTAGGTAATTCCTGGACTAATTCTGTAACCTCATCATCTTCTACTATCTCAGCATCCTCTATATCATCAATCTTCTTTAAAAACTTCTCAAAAGGACTATCTATAGTAACATTTACATTCTTAACTAACTTACCACTATGCTCTAATACTAACCTACCTGCCTGAACATTACCAGCTTGTGCTTCTCGAATCATTGCCCTTAAAACATCAGGTAACTGACTTCCAAACTCAACCATATAACGATCATACACAGCTTCAACAAAATTTGAATTATTTCTC